GTCGTCGAGCCCGCTCATGGTAGGGTACCCCCGTCACAGTACCTTTTCAGCACCGAACGGCTGCTCCTGCCCGCTGTCGGGCGGGTGGAACGCAGCGTCAACCATTGCAGGGTCATACACGAAGGTGAACTTCATGTCCTGCACAGGTACAGGCTTATCAACGTAGATGTCTACGACAGGCATTGTGATACGCTCCTCTCTCAGATGCTGCGGATGACCTTGGCCTTGGAGTATGTCGGATGGTCTTTGGTCATCATGTTCAGGAACTCGTCCTTGGTGAAGCCGGACAGACGGAAGATTTCTTCGGGCTTCATGCCCAGCTGCTTGCCAATCTCGTCCACGGTCTTGCCCTCGTCCATGAGCTTCTTCACGATAGCTTTCATGGGGTCGAGCAGATGTGTGCCGCGGGCGCGGTTGTGGGTGATGGTGCCGTATACGTCGGCACTCTCGTCACCGTGATGGTCTACGACTACGACAGGCACCTTGCCGCCCAGCAGGGACAGCAGCGGTTCACGGCCTGATACTGTCCAGCGGTGGAAGCCGTCAATGATGGTTCCGTCCGGGCGTACCACGATGGGCAGCGTCCAGCCGTTGGTCAGGATGGACTGCACCAGCAGCTTCAGGTTCTCCTCGCTGACCTTGTTGGGGTTGTAGTCGTTGGCGTGGATGGTGTTGCGGTCTACCCACTGGAGGGATGCCAGCGGTGCGAATACGTCAATGCTTTCCATGGTTCTGCTCCTCCTTGATGCGGGCGTTGTGGTCGTTGTAGATGGTGGTCCAGAGGATGCGCAGGATACGCATCTTGGGATCTCCGTACAGCAGCCCCTCATACATGGTTTTGTAGTGTTTCTGTTCAGCGATGCCGTAGGTCTTTATGAACAGGCCTCGCCAGTGGTCGATGTGGGATAAGGTGTCCTTGGCGATGGTGTACCGCTCCGGGTGGAGGAACAGCAGGTCTTTGCAGAGGGCTTTATAATCCTTCTGTTCGGTATCTGCTTCCAGCTCACGCCGCTTGCGGGTGCTGCGCCGGAACATCTCGGAATCCCAGTAAAGCAGAACGAGGTAGGCGTTTGGTTCTCGCCGCTGGATACGCTCCCACAGGTCGTTGTCGGTTTCTGCAACCCACCGTAGGCCTTGTGTGCTGGTATCTCCAAAGAAAGCGCAAAGCCGGAGTGCATTTTTATGCACACCAGCTTCGTACAAACGCATATAGATTTCAGGGAATTCAAGGTTTCGCTCTTTGATGTACAGCCAAACATCGGAATCAGCCCAATCGTAGATGGGATAGAACTTGCCGCCTTTTGTGATACGCTCCATCTTGGTGTTGGCGATGCACTTAAAGCGGGTCAGACTTTCTGCCGTGCGCAGGCCGACCAGCTGAATGCCGTCGCGGAACGCCTTTTCGCAGAACGTCTGGTAGTTCATCTCTCCGGGGTGGTGCAGGTATGGGCTGTACCTGATGGCAAAATCAGGCGGGGTGCGCATCCACACATCTTCTTTGCCCGGCTCCCACGTTATCCACGATTCCGACGCAGAAAGGTGGTCTATCACGCATACCTGCTTGAACGGCAGGCAAAACCACAAGAATTTTGCGCCGACCGACAGGAAGTTACGCCGCCAGCGATGTGCTGCATCGACCATGGAGGGGTAAAGTCCTTCCTCGTCAATGAACGTCACCGTCAGCTGCTTGGGGTCGAGCTCGCCGGAGAGAATCATCTCATACACGAGATTGGCCATGCACAGGCTGTCCTTGCCAGAGGAAAACGACAGATAGATTTTGCAGCCGTTGGCGAACACGTTGCGGATACGGATTTTCGCCGCCTGCAGCACGTTCATGCTGCTTTCCACTACTTTCACAGGCATATCAGTTCACCACACTTCGGGCAACGGATGCACCTGTGCTGCTCCGCGCCACTGTCCGCCTCTGGAGCAGCGGTTTGCGGTTCGGAAGGTGTAGACATCTCCAGCACTGGGGAAGGCTGCTGCGGGGCAGCGGAGACGGTAGGAGCAGGCTGTGGGGCGGGAGCCACCGAGTAGGTCGGTGTTTCGGCATACGGAACGTGTTCCTCTGCCTGATGGCGGTTGATGGGTGCGATCTCGTTTTCCGGGAAATCGCCATAGGAGCCGATTACTTCATCAGCTTCATCCGTGGTGCTGTTCAGCATTTCCAGCAGGTCAGCATCCCAGCCCGGAACGTCCACATCGCCGTCCAGTTCCTTGACCAGTTCTTCGATGGCATCCACATCGGTAAAGCCGAGTTCATAGACCTTGTTGTCGGCCATCATCAGCTTTTTCTTCTGCACATCGGTCAGCCCGACCATCACATAACAGTCGCAGGTTTCCCGACCCATTCGGAGCAGGGCTTCATACAGACCGTTGCCGGCAATGATTTCGCCATCCTCGGCAACGACCAGCGGCTTCACCTGACCGAACATTTCAATGCTGCGGATGTACTCGGTGATTTGCTTGTCGGAGTGCCGGCGGATGTTGTGGGTAGGCTTATGCAGCTCTGCCAGCTTCTTTACCGTGATGTTCATCGTGCGGCCTCCTTCCTGTCAGAAACGAGGTCCAGAACGATGGAGAACAGGACGGCGGCTACGACAACGTAGATGCGGATCGTGCTCATCAGCTGCCAGATGCCCATAACGCCAAGCGGAATCAGGATCTGCCACGAGGCCACGGTGAGAACATCCAGCGCAAAGCCAAACTTCTTGCCGAAAACCAGGTATTCGCAGTAGAGGTAAGTGGACAACGAGGAAATGGCAATAACCGTAATCAGGATGGCTTTCATCACATTCAGCATCGGGCTGAACCGCACCCAAGTGAGCAGCGCAGCCAGCACCATGTAGATGCCGAACATCACGCCAGCCAGCACAAAGGCCTTCTTCATGTCGCCGTGCCGTGTACCGTCCGTGTTTCCATCGTTGTACTCAAACAGCGAATAGTAATACGGGCAAGCGAACGGACCGGGCAGTAAAAGCAGACCATTGTACACGCCAGCTTTGATGCCGGCAACATTCACGCCGGGGTCAATGGCAGCGAATGCGCCGCCAGTGTAAACCAGAGCGGCTACAACTACTACGGCCAGCAGGCCATAAACGACCACCCATGAAAAGCCATCGGACAGCACGTTGCGAATCATGCCATCTTTGAGCAACATAATCAGGAACGCCACACAAGTGACGTACACGATAATCATGCCGCCCTTGGTTCCAATGGGTGTATCGCCAAAGATCTCGTAGATGCCGCTCATCTGCGTCCACGTCTGAAACAGCGTCAGCAGACCGATGAAGTAGAACATCACCTTGCTCTGCATGATGCGCCGAATGGACGGAACACGGTCAGCGAACAGGCCGAATGTGATACACGCCAGAGAATTGAACACCGCCCAGATGATTGCCGGAACTGCGCCGTATCGCAATGCAATGGTACGGAAGTTCATCAGACTGCCCACTCCCGCCCACGATGCGACAATGGAGCAGGCGTAGAAAATAGTGGGGTTTGCCTTGAATTTTGCCTTGATTTTCTGATACATAGAAAAATCTCCTTCTTTGCGGCTGGGCACGGCGAAATGTCCAGCTTGCAGCACCTCGGCTTTTCGGGGTGCTGCGGTGATGCCACACGCAAAGGAGCAACGTGCGGCCCGGAATCCTCCTTTCAGGCAATAAAATAGCGGCACCCACCGGGAATGGTGAGCACCGCTTGGCTTGATTTGAATTTTGCATCCTAATCATATCACCGGGAGCATCCGTTGTCATCTGAATCCATATCAAAGCGTTGCTGGTCGTTGCTGGTCGTTGACTTTCGTTCTTCTTCGTTGCTGGTCGTTCTTGTTTATTGCACGGCATTACACGCCGTGTGAAACCGTCCTACACCGTCCACCACCGTGTGAAACAATCTGCATTGATTTTTGATATTTTCAGTTTGAATTTAACTTTTGGCAGCCAAAATGTAAAACTTATTTCTATATTTGGCCGTATTTTATGAAAATTTGAGGTTGAATTTGAGTTTTCGGGCAAAAATAAAAAGCCCCGCAAATGCAGGGCTTATCGGTCAATGTGATTCGAGGTAGTTGTAGGCCATCCGGCTGACCCCGGCTTCCGTGTAGCACTTTCCGAGTGCTCCGGCAACTTCTGCCCACGAGTAGCAGCGGACAAACCGCAGCCGGAAGATCAGATAAAGCCGGGCATCCATGATGCTCTTGCAGTACGCCTCGACCTTGGGCTTTTCTTCCGCTGCCTGTTCCTCCAACCAGCGGACACGTTCATCCATGTCAGCCAGTTCCACAGCCAGATCCGCCACCTTGTCCCGAACACCGGGCGTATGTGGCATACCCGTCAGCTGTGGGGAGGCAGGATTGATTTTCTGCCGAAGATTCTCCAAGGCTTCACGGTCTTTTTCGAGGGTCATCTGAATGTCATAATACTTGGACAATTCCTGTAATGTCACAACCTACCTCCGTCATAATTCAGCTACCGTCTTTCGGCGGCGCCTCTATTATTTTATCACATTTCGCTGTCGGAAGGTAGACCGGAAGTCCACAAATTATGTGGTCTGCACCAATTTTGCACAGGCCCGGAACTGTATAGGTCTGGCCTTTGGCATCAGTGCGCTGGATGGGCGGGTGAAGGGGTATGTAGTTCTCACAGGATAAGCAACTCATTTCTTCCCGCCCTCATCGCCATCATGATAGCTAACGCCGAATAATGCCGGAATCAAAAAGAACCAAAGCGCTCTCAGATTTCCGGTGACGTTGATTGCGGTTGACACCGCCAACCCCACTGAAATCCACTCCGCTGCATAGATAAGTGCAACCCATTTCATTTCGGCACCTCCTGTCTGCCGTTGCCAAAACTCCGGGCAAATACCGCCCGTTGGATAAAGTCTACATCCTCTGCAATAGACCGTACCGATGAATTATCAGAGCGGATCTCAAAGGAACGGAGAATGAAGCGCTTCAAAGCGTCCAGACTGTAACCTGCGATCGACTTCCCGAAGAATGCGGTAAGGATTTCAATAATGGTTTCCTCATGCCGAGCGAACTCGCATTCATAGACTTTGTGTTCAGGAGTAAAGGACACCCAGTAGGTAAACCGAGACTTATCGTGACCGGCTTTCAGGTCAAGGCAGTGGGTTTCGGTTTGCAAGTAGCGGACTGCTCTATCCGTTATCTGTTTAAGCTCCTTTTCTCCAATGGTGCAGCCGTCCGGGAAAAGTTCTTCCATGAACTGAAGAAAAAGCTGTTCGCCATTGGCGCAATCGAACACGTCATGCCATGTGGCAGCCCATTCGGCCATTGCTTCTCTTTTTTCAAAGAGAATTGTGCAGGCCAGTCTGACAAAGTTGGCCGGAGATTCAACCATGAAATGCAGTTGTTCCATTGTCATATTCAGCCTCCATACACGCTTTCTTGCAAGCCTCACACTTTTTGTACGGCTGTTCAAGCCAGCAGTCGAACAGTAAACACTTCGGTTTTCTGTACTCCGGTGGAGCCTTGCGTCCGTGGGTTTGAGTACGAAACGTATGGTACTTGCACACCTCTTTGCCCCAAAAATCTCCGCCGAATTCGCAACTTTCACGACCCGGCGAAACCTCATGCTTAACTGTGATGGTTTTCATTTTTTCACCTCCGGCGGCTCCAGCAGCGGTGCCCACAGCTTCACATGCCCGTAGTGGCCATCCTCTGCACGGTGGCCATCCTCAATGTGCCACGTCCCGTTTTCGACCCAGCCTTTCATGGTGTGGCCGCTCTCGCAGCACACCCATACGATGTCGCTTATCACGGCGCAGTGCTTTTCGCCGGCGCATTCCCAGCTTTCTTCATGGGCGATTGGCGGGTTCTTGGCATCATGCCATGACATCTGGCGCACAAAGTCAACGACCATCTGGCTGGCCTCGTGCAGGGCTTTGGCAGCAGCGTCTTTGCCTTTGAAGCCGTTGTAATATTCAATCTCGGCCAGAGCGTCCAAATCCGTTGCCGGGTCGATGAGGCGGCAGGCTTCTTCTAGGGTCATTCGATGTACCTCCGCTTGTCCTTGTCCCAGTGCAGCGTGATAGGATTGCCGCATTTGCAGGGAATGGTGATCTCCGGCTCCATGGTGTTGGTCTTGCCTTTGGCCACCAGCCCGCAGCAGCCGCAGGCGAACTCATAGGGGGCAAGCCCCCTCTCAAGCGAGATCGTAGCCCCGCAGCGGCAGCCTATGGACATCTGTGGAATGTGGAGATATGTACCGAACTTCTTGCCGCAGCAAGGGCAGGTCAGGCGCAGAAGCCCACGTGCGCCGGGCTCCGGCGGGCGATTACTCTTTCTCATGGTCGGCTCCTTTCTCGGTCTGAAACCGAATCACTTCCCGGAACAGCAGCTCATTGTTGTGCTCCGATTCAGTCATAAAGTTGATGTACTCCCGGAACAGCTGGCGGTCATGCTGCTGCCGGCTGGTTTCGCCCAGCAGGGCACCGATAGCCACGCCCACGGCCAGTATCGCAATGTTGATGAAGATCTGATCAGGCATTGTCATCACCCAGCACTTTCTCGATGAGGTCAAAGACCATTTCTCGGTCTTCGGTGGTCAGGAAGTCGGCAGCCACAATTTCAAATTTGAGGCGGTCTGCATATTCTTTTAAGTCGTCCATGGGTTACTCCTTTCCCAGTGCGGCGAGGATCTCGTTGCCCTTGTCCAGCAGTTCATCCCGCCGCTTTTTCTGCTCAGCCTCCAGCTTTTCCATTTCAGCCTGATACTTTTTCAGCGTTCCCGGCCGGAAATGCTTAGTCTGGCCCAGCTTGATTTTTGCGGCGATGGCCTTATGCCTCTGGATGGTCTGGCGCAGCTCGGTGTCCGTGGTCAGAATCTGGTAGCGATGGTGGCAGCCAGGGCAGGTGAAATACTGCACCATGTAATCGCCGCTCCATGTACTGCGGATGCCGGCTGTCTGGATGCTGAACGGTGTGCCGCAGCGGTCACACTTTACAAGGTCGGTCATTCGCCATACTCCTTTCTGCACAGCTGGAACGCATTGCAGTGGTCATCGCAAGTTTTGCAGCACTTGTCGCATTCAGGGTGAGCAGCTTTGCATTTATCACAGGGTGTGTCCGCTTTGCTGCCGGATCCATACACCGCAAAAAGCTGGTGGGTGCCGTCCTGCAAGGCCTTTTCGTCATCGGCCATTTCATAGCCGAGGGCGGTCAGCAGTTCATAGGTGCTGTCGAGGTCTTCATTTTTGCGGTGAACGAACTTGCTTGCACCTGTCGGCCCATTCCATTCCGTGCTCCAATAGCCCTCATGAATGCCGTCCGTTGCATCAAAGGCAACTGCCAAGAGAATCTTCTCCGGTTCGGTATCGTAAGCGTTGAACATTTTCAGGGCATCTTCCAGTTCCGTGTCTTCCCGAATCTGCTCATCCAGACCGATGCCGAGCAGCCGCAACACGTTTTCGTCATCCTCCATGTGCCGATATTCGGTCAGAATCGGGGTGGAATAAGCCAAGATTTCCGGCAGGTGCTTTTTGCACTCCGCGGGAGTCAAGTCCTTCACGAAGTCCCAGCGCAGCTCGTACATGAGCTTCGTAACAGCGGCAAACTGTTCTCTCGCAAGCTGCTCGGTGGCTCTTGCGGCCTCCCTCGCCGAGTTGCTGGCATCCTCGGCTTCCGTATCGCGAGGTTTGTACAGGTCAATCTGATTTTCACTGACCTTATAGACATAAGCGATCTTGTCGGCATCTTCCGGCATGACGACTTCCTTTTTTGTGCCCCACTTTCCGTACGCATTTACATGCTCATGCGTCTGGTAGGAGGCCTGCGAATCTTCCGTAGCGAATTTTTTCAGCTGCTCAATCCATTCGGCCTTTTGGTGCTGCCATTTTTGCTGCTCCAGCGCATCCTGCATGGCCCGGTTGAAGTTCTGCGTACCGAGGGTCTCCAATACCCGGTTTCGGGCTTCCAAGTCCTCGATTTTGTCCAGCTGGGCGAAATCGGACAGGGTGGCACCGCGCTTTTCGGCTTTCTTGAAGCTGTCGCGGTTCAGTTCCAGCAGCTTGATGCGCCGCCGGATAGTGGACTGGGAGAACCCCGACTTGTCGGAGATCTGCTCCACTGTCTGCCCGAAGTCCATCATCATCTGGAAGCCCTGCGCCTGTTCGTAGACGGTGAGGTCTGACCGCTGCATATTCTCAATCATCATGGTCTGCATCTGCTCCCGCTCGTCCATCTCCACGATGGCGCAGGGCAGTTCGTACAGTCCTGCCTGCTGCGCTGCTGCTGCCCGGCGGTGGCCGATGATGATGGTGTAGTCATCACTGGACCACACAGCCTTGGGTGTCCATGCTGCCGCTGCTGCGGCTGCATCCCCACCCTCGTCAACGCACTTTGCGATGTACTCCCGGCTGTTGAGGTAGTGGCCGGGGATTACGGTCAAGTTCTGGTACACGCCGTTTTCCTTGATGCTGGCGGCAAGTTCGGACAGGTCGCCCAGTTCCTTGCGGGGGTTATCGGGGTGAGGGTACAGCTGCCGGATGGGGATGTAAGTAATGTCTGCCATAAGGATACTCCTTTCTTGTTTCGGGTTAGAAAAACGTGAGCTGCCCGGTTTTGGTTTCGTTAAGAGGCTCGTTTTCCGGGGTTTTAGGCTCATTTTTGATAGATTTTTGCAAATTTGCGGGTTTAATATCGGTTTTTTCGATTTTTGCAGGTTCGCCTTTCGGTTCAAACAGCAGGTTCATCTGCGCTATCTGGCGGCGCATATACCACACATCGGTTGAGAAAATCGGCATATACCAGATGCGGTTTTGCGGTCCTGCGGGCAGCAATCCGCGGCTGTCGTAGGCCGTTGCCGGGTTCACGAGTGTGTCACCGATGACTACATATCCAGCGCAGCCCATGAAGCTGCACTGGATGTAGCACATCAGCCCAACGATGAAGTCAATGTCTTGGGCTATGACAAGGACTTTGTTGTGGTAGCAGATATTCCGTCTTTTGCAGACGTTCAAAAAGGCAAGCAGCGTGGCCCCAGCACCGCAGGCCGGGTCAGATACCGAGATGAATCCCTCCATGTCCGGGTGCAGCTTCGGGTCGAACGTAATCTCGGCCATGCAGCGGCACACATCGTAGGGAGTGAAGAACTGCCCGGCGTGCGAGTTGCCCAACTCGCACATCATGTACAGCGAACCGAGGAAGTCTTGGTCAGGATTCTGCTCCATACCCATGATTACCTCGCCCAGCATTTCAGCCATGCCCTCCCGCTCCTTGGCAGAGTATTTGGAAACGATGGTCTGATACATCTTGGTGCGCTCTGGGGCATTTACCTTGTCCGTGCTGTTCGAGATCTCGATGGCCGTCAGGGTGACGAAGTCCTCCCAAATCTCCCAGCGGCTGTGCTTTCCAGTCAGGCTATTGAAGATTTTGAGGAAGTTCTTCTGGTGGTCATCCCGGATGCTGTGGGTCACTGCTGCCTTTGCCATAGGTTACTCCTCCTCGCTGTCAGCAGCGGCGATGGTGTAGTGGCCGTTGGAGAACTCAATCACACCAGCGGATTCCATACCATCCAGCAGCGCGATGGCCTTTTCTGCGGTTACGCCCATCTGCTGCTCCAGCATGGCCTGCGTAACGCCGCCGTTCTGCCGGGCAATCTCGGTGGCCTTGGTCAGTTCATCGGCTGCGGGTTCCTCCGCATCGTCCAGTTCCTCGGCATCAACTTCTTCCAGCGGTTCGGCCTCCCCGGGGAGATTCGGCGAATCAGGCTCATTTTCCCGGGGCGCATCCTGCTGCCCACCGGATTCCGGAATGTCAGGCATCTTGTAGCCGAGGGCTGCCAGCTTGCCGCCCTCAACCAAATCCCGGAAGAAAAACTGGAGCCAGAGGTAGTGCATATTCTTGAAGATGTTCTTGATTTTGTTGAACAGGGTGTCGGAGATGGTGAACGTCTTGCTCATGCGGTAGGTCAGGTTGCCGTCCTTGACGGTGAACAGGATGGATGCGCCCGGTGAGATGTAGTTGTCCTCGGTCGCTTCTTCCAGCATCGACATCTGCTCACCGACTCCGCCCAGCGGACGGATAACCAGCTTGATGGGATATGCGTTCTTGATGAACACATAGCTCAGGTTGTTGGCCTCGCAGATGCCCTTGAGTTTTTCACGGTAGACTGCGAAACGTGCGGATTCGGACAGAGAATTATCCATGATGAAGCTCCTTTCGAGTAGCTTTTAAGTAGTCGAAAATTTATAGTCGTTCTCCCGGTTCTCGATGGCGGTCAGACCCAGTGCGTAGGCTGCCCACACATCAGCCTTGAAGCCATAGAAGAAATCCGGGGCTTTCTTTGTGCCCTTGCCGTTTTTTAGGTCATGGGCTGCAAATCGGTCAATCAACGCCCGCCGGATGGAGGTGTCGTTGGCTCGGCTGTCGTGGCAAATGTGCTTTTTCTCCTCGATGCGGCACATCATCCGCACCGGGCACCGGGACGAAAGCACCTGATAGAACCGGCCAATCCAGACCGTGGTGTCGAAAACGTCCCGACCAACGGACATTCCGTAGGAGGCCACCATTTCGATGACCGCCCACCGCCATCCCTGCTCGGCAGCCGATTCCAGCTTTTTCAGCAGTTCTTCGTTGTCGATTTTGCCGAACTCCAGCGGTCGGAGCGTTTTCTGGTCAATCACGCAGTAGCCAGACTGCACATTGCCGGGATCAATAGCGATGATGGGCATCACAGGTACGACCTCCCGAATTCTTTGATGAACTGCGCTTCCGGCCACCCGTAATACTCCATAGCCTTTTTCTGTGCCCACTTTTTCAAGCGGAGGTCTGCCTCCCGGTTGGTATGTACGGCAGTCACGCCGTTCTGGTGGCACCAAGGGCAGAGGTTCGCCCACAGGCCAAGCCGCTTGCTCTTATCCCGGTACGGTCCGAAAAATACTTCGTGCCGGGCGGTGCGATACCGCCCACAAATCAGACAGGTGGGGCTCTGGCTGAGGATGCTGGGTGCATAGCCATTGCTGTCCAGCCTTTCCCCATACTCGTTCATTGCCATGTTACGTCCTCCTGCGCTGGAAAGGCAGCTGGGAAACCTGCTGCATTACAAGCTGAATTTTGTCCTGAACGTTCTGATCGGCCAGCACATTGACAGGCTGTGCGGCCACGCCGATGCGCCCAAGGGTCTGCGCCCGGACACGCTTCACGAACTCGACTTCCTGACGGCGGAATTCCTTTTCGACCTTGGCCTCACTGCTGCTGCCATCGAGGTCAACGACTTCGAGATCGCCCGACTGCATGGCATCGGCAGCGCAGCGGCGCAGCTTTTCCATCGCCACATCCATCCCGTCCTCGTGGCCCCATGTGTTCAGCTGCTCGTAGTTGGCACGGCTTTCTTTGAGCAGCCGGGTCATGCGGTCAGGCCCATAGTGCAGCACATCGATGACGGCCTTGGCGTAGATTTGCCATGCGATTTTGGCTGCTCGGTTCCCGGCGATGCAGTACTGCTCCTCTTTGCGGTTCTTGGGCGCCCGGATCATCGGAACACGGTAGTCGGAATCGACAATTCCGGCCAGCCAGCTTTCCCGGATGGAATCAGCCTTTTGCTTGGACGGTCTGCCGTTGGCATCCGGGGTCATAATGACCGCGGTGTTCTGCTCTTCCAACTCGTTCATGCGGTCGGTGATGCGGTCCAGCCGGATCTTGCCGACACCGAACTCCTGATGGAGTGCAATCGTGGTGCACCAGCACACAATCTGGCTGATGGCCTGCTGAGTGCCATCCATCTCTGCCTGAAACGACTTTTTCACGGCTCTGCACCTCCTGAAACGATCCAGACCCGGCGGGAACCCCAGCCAGACCAGCTTAGAGCCTCCGCATGGGTGTTCACCGCCACGTCCAGCTTGTTACCTACCACAGCACTCCCGGTGTCCTGAACGACCCGGAGACCTACACCCTCAATATAGACCACCGTGCCGTAGGGCAGGATGCTGGTGTCAGCTGCCACGGTCACGCCCGGCTGCACCTTTGCGCCGCTGGATGTAATTCCGTGTCCCTCGCCGCAGATGTGGGCGTATTCTTCGGCACAATAGGCCGTGCAGCTGAACGATCCGGCGTATGTAAGGGTCAAATCGGTCTGGGCGTTCAGCTCTGCGGTCAGGTTATCTACCTCAGTCTGAAGCCGGCCGACATTTTCCTCCGCGTCAATCGCCCGCGTCTGCCAGTTCTGGAAACGGCTGGCGTAAATATCCCGCTCGATTTCCAACTCGTCCACCCGCCGGGAGTAGGCCGTGCTTGCGAGGATGCAGCCAACCATCGCACACGAAACGCACACGATCAGGCTGCGGAATGGTCTTTTCGACCTCATGTCGTGCCACCTCCAATCTGTGCCGGGGCTGCCCCGCCGGGCAGCGCCGGGGACTGCAAGCTCTCAACCGGGGCATCCTGCACAGTCCGGTCAAAGCCAGGACGAACGAACTGGCGCAGATCTGCTGTGCTCCGGCTGGAAAAAATGTCGCTCAAATCTTCCGGGGAGCCAGCCCACCGCTGTACTGCCACCGGGAGAGCCGCAAAGATTTCAGCATTGCGGCGCTTCAAATCATCGCGGTTCAGCTTGCCATCAAGCGTAATCAGGCCACCGATGTGCATATAGTAAAGGTTTGCTTCGATTTTCCGTGCGGCCACAGCAGCGTCGTTCCAGAGGTCGTTCGCCGTTGGACGCCCAATATCCTGAATCTTGCGGATTTCCGCACACCAGTCCACAAGGAGCTGGTTCTGATAGCGGCAGACCGTCAGCGCTTTTAAAAGAGCCGTCGAAACCACATCGTCCGGGATTTCTTTCAGTGCAGCGGCGTAGACTTCCGCTCGTGCTGTACGCTCATCGGTCGAGAGTTCCTTCCCGAAATACCGCTCAATGCGCAGCATTGAGCTTTTCAAACATTCAACTGTCATTTGAGCCTCCAAAAATAAAATCGTAGTCCTCGGCGGCGGACCGCTTCTGCTGCTGGTCTGCCGCTGGTTTGCGCCGCTGGTCACGCGCCTGTACATCACCAAGGGTTTTTACACCCTCGTTTTTCCAAGCCTTCAAGATTCCATTGACGTAATTCCACCTGCGGACCCCTGACAGGGCAGCTTTTTTGATTGCCAGCAGGATGAGGTCATCCGTGAAAATCTGCCGCCATTGGAGCAAGGAATCCTTTGCGGCCGGGGGAAAGCTGCCGATGTTGTCCTCGAAAGAGCGGATAATCTCAGACAGGCCAGCATCGACAGCCGCCGTACCATCGTCTTTATCTCTATTCTCTATATCTCTTATATCTTTTCTCTTATCTCTTATATCTGTATGGACAATGTCCACAGAGTTGTCCTCATCACTGTCCGCACACTGTACGGGAATTTGTCTGCGGCGATTCTCACGCTGCATCCGCTTCTGTGCGCTATAATCAGTTTCGCTTCCAACCATCTCGGCGTGGTTTACGAGAACCAGCGTTCCGTCCTGTTCCTCGTAAATCAGACCGAGCTGTTTATATAAGCCAAGAGCAACACGGATGGTGTCCAGCGTGAAGTATTTGCAGTCACGCTGAATCTTCCCAATATCGAACGGGACGATGATATCGCCTATCTGACAGGTAAGGCGGCCATCCGTATTGATTGTTTTGAGACAGAGCATTTGATATAAGACAACGTAACTGGCACCGTTTGGCTGGCTCATAAGAAAATCGACCACTTCTGAATTCATGAACGAGTCCTTGAGCTTTATCCAGTAGTACCTTTTGCCTGTTGCCATTACCAAACCTCCTTAGAACGGCAGGTCATCGGAATCGTCAATGACAGCGAAGTCATCAGGATCACCCTGCGAATAGCTGGGCTGCACAGTGCCGGGTACTGCATTTGCGCCCTGCCACTGCTGCCGCTGGCTCTGGGTGCCAAAGCCCATCTGCTGCGGCTGCTGGTTCTGATAGGTCGGCTGCTGGTAGCCCGCCGGGGGAGCTTCGCCGCCATCATCGACGTGCTGCTCCGTCTTGGGGCCACAGAAGTGAACCTTCTGGACCACAAACTCGGTCGCGGTACGGTTCTGGCCATTTTTGTCCTGATAGGACCGGGTCTGGCACTGGCACTCCACAAGAGCCATGCTGCCCTTGTGGAAGTACTGGCAAACGAACTCTGCCGTTTTACGCCATGCCACGAAATTCAGCCAATCGGTAGCCCGCCGGCCATCCTGACCGACATTGTCCCGGTCAACGGCCATGCGAAAGCTGGCGACTGTCAGGCCGCTCTGTGTGGTCCGCATTTCAGGATCGGCAGCGAAGCGGCCCTGAAATATGCAATTATTCAGCATGCGCGCCCTCCTGCCTGACGTTGCAAAATGCGTTCCGCATCTCCTGCACGAAAGTGCCAGTGCCGTAAGCATCACCGTTGGCGTTCTTCTGGTAGATGATGGCGAGTTCGGTCTGTGCCCGAAGCAAGTCCTTGTACTCCTCAACCGGGATAGCGATGGTCTGGACGTTCAAATCTTCCATAACCGGTTCCTTTCTTCTCGCATGATGCGGACCACCTTGCGGCACTGGTCCACATCGAACATTCCAATATGCGTAAATTCAATCGGGGTGCCCATCTTCTCGGACAGCCAGCGGTAGGCCTCATTCCGGCGGCCACGGTAGGGACCGTATTTCCAGAGCGGGTCAAATGCTGCATGAGCTGCCTTTTTCCAGTTGCGCAACTCCGAATTTGCCAAGCGGCCAAGGGGTTTGTCAGACCCCTTGTGTACGCCGACATAGGCACCGCAGCGAGGGCAGAGGTAAATCATGCCGAAGCTGTGGCCGTGGTAAACCACCGAACTGTCTACGAAGTCTGCGGGCGTTCCGCAGTAGTCGCAGATGACGATTCGGCCTTTCATCGTGACCATTCCTCCTTGTACCGGGCCAACTGCTCCGAGGTATCCGTCTCGATACCCAGAGCCTTGGCTTCATCAATCGCACCGTCAATCAGGTGTGAAAATTCTTTCGTGTCCATCTTGCTGGTGTCCTTGTAAACCAAGTAGCAGTTGAACCATTTTCCGTCCTCTTCCCGCACATCAAAGCAGCGGGTGTATTTGTAGAGGTCGTGAACATCCACGCTGACCGGAAGTTTGAAGCCCACGGTGCAGCCATCCTTGTCCCTCGCAACTGTGCCGTAGGCCACAACCAGCCGTTCTTTCACAAGGTCATCCGATTCGCCAGTTTCGGCGGCGATCTTATTGACCAGAACATGGAAGTAAGCGTTTGCGCTGTGGCTGCGCTTGTTGCGGTGCTTCTTGATTTCAATGTCCAACAGTGGCTCCTGATTCAGCTTGTCCCACAGGTTTCGGAAATCAGAATCAACTTCCAGCGTGATACGCTGCTTGCGGTTCAGGCTGAAGCTCATATCCACCAGCCGCCCGGTCATAAGGCTTTCCAGTGTTCCTTGAACACATCCATCAGACCGAAAGCATCCAGCCAGTCGAAAAAGTCCGAAATGATGGGGCGAATGTCGGGCGTTTCATCCCGGCGATAGCACTCTGTCCAGACATCCATGCCATTACTGACGAGGTAGGAGAACGTCTGGGCCTCCGGGATCAGCAGCATATAGGTGGGATGCTGGGTGCTGGAATAGAACTTTCCGCGCTCATAGCCCTTGCTGAACTTGATGTCGTAGATGGTTCCGGCTTTGAGGGCATCGAGGCGGCCATACAGAACCACATCCATGCCCCGCACCTGAATCTTCCGGCGGGCTTTGAACTGCAGCTGTCCACCATTGATGATGGCAGCAATCTGCCCGGCAGCCCAGCTCCACGGATTGCTGAGGTCATCGTGGCCATTGACAATGTTGGTCACGAGGTTCTCAAAGTCGATGCCGTTCTGCATGGCCTCCGTCCGGGGCGTAGGCTCTCGGCGCAGTACCAGCATGAACTCCGCCAGCGGGTCGCCCTCGGTGGTCAAATCCTCGTAAGGATTCTCCCGAATGAGATGCAGCCACGAGGACAGCAGCGAGTGAGTGACGAGGTATGCAGCCATTACTGTGCCTCCTCTGCGGGCTTGTACTGGACGGAATTCGGGTCGAACGTCAGGCCGAGGGCTGCGATTTTGGCTTTCCACTGGGCGTTCAGTTCCCGGCTGGAAGTCAGGTGATGGTGCAGAGCCTTGAACGGCTGCATGGCGGCGTTGGCGGTATCTGCATCCTTGATGCCGGCAATAATCTTGCTGCCATCCCGCATAACCTGTTCGTACGCCTCGTTTTCCTTGGCGTTTGCAGCCACTTCCTCGGCGGCCTTGCTGTTGTACTCCTCGAACAGCTTGGTCAGGAAGTCGTTCTGGCTGCCGGGAGTGAGGGCCGGAATCTTGTAGATGCCGTGGATGCCACGGGTGCCTTTGGCGAAATACTTCTCGCAGTTGGAGAAGCCAATGGTGCGGTCGTTGCCGTACATCTCCACGAAGCCGCCCAGATCCATAGGCTCCCAGACGTTGTTCTTGGTCTGGCCCTCGACCTTGATGCGGAGGCGGGTGTTGTCGCCATCCTTTTCTTCGGTGGCGTGGAACACGACCACGATGTTCTTCTTCAGCTCATAGAAGCAGTAGTCCATCAGCCGGACGAACTCACGACCTACGAAGCCGTAACCTTTGAGGGACAGGCTGCCATCACGCTGGCCGTACTTGGGATTCTGCTTGATAGCCCACAGACCCATCAGGGAAATCAGCTTACCGGCGGTATCAAACACCAGCGTCTCAAAGTCGTTGAGGTTCTCCGGCTTCAGGTCGTTCAGAATCTCGTCATAGCTGCGGGGCTGAATGTACGGCATACGGTACCGGGGCTCGATACGGTCAATGCCGAAGTCGCAGTCAATGTGCAGCGGGCGGGGAGCGGACAGAGCCAGCGTAGACTTGCCGATGCCGGGATAGCCAGCGATGAGCATACGAATCTTCTTTGCGCCGTCTTGAATGTCGTTGGGATTGCGAATCATAATGTTTACTCCTTTTCAGTTTGTGGGTTTACTTGCGGAACATGACGTACTTGCCGGTGGTGCGGTTGACCAGCTCCATGAAGTCGGGAGCATCCCGGACGCAGAGATACAGACGGAAATCCCATCCCTGTGCAGAGAGAGCTTCTTTCTGGCGGCGGGTCAGCTTTTTACCTCTTACTTTCAAAAAATCACCTCCTCGGTCTTGCTGACAGCGATGTTCAGCGTGATGGTTTCCCGGCAGCGGCGGCCGAAGTTGCCCTCCGAGCCGAACATCTTGGTTTTCTCGAACTCCTTTGCGCTGTACACGCTGGCACAGTTGAGAACATTGGGGATGCGGTCAGGGTGGACTGCCCGGAACGCCTGACACGCCATGTGGTAGTTGGGCGCCCAGATTTCTGTCCATCCTCCGCAGTACGGCTGAACATCATCTGAGCCGTATGTGAAGTAGAATTTTTCCAGATCCATCACTCAGCCTCGCTTTCGTTCTTGATGCAGATACCGAGCGCAGAGAACAAGAGCATCAGGCCAACTTCATCTCCGTCATCCAGACTCATAAAGTCGAGTTCCCCGGCCACAAAGCCCTCACGGAGAATCACAGCGGTGCCCACAATGGGCTGACCATGTTCCGGCGTTCCGTAGAGAATGCTGGCAATGCTGTTGATGGCGTAGCCTTTCAGCAGTCCCTCATCATCAATCACCATGCACAGTCCTTCCGGCAGATACTTGGGATGAACCACCTCGATGCAACCGCCGACCTCTTTCTGGAGGTTGTCCAGCAGCGGTTCGCCGAAGTCCTTGAACTGCATCTGATTCGCGGTGTCGAATACCAATCCTTTCATAAAATCACTCCTTTTCCGGGAAGCACTCACGGACTTCCCATGCGTCTGCGGCCTCTAAGCAACGGTCGCAGCCAACGATTACGCCATCATCGGTGCGGTAAACGGTATCACACCTCTGGTGGCAGAGGGGGCACACAGGAGGCTCAGGGTAGCCAGCTTCTTCGTCAGTCGGATACAGCATCCAGCACCTCCCGGAGCTTGCGCCCCATCCAGCGGCCTACGGCATCGAAAGCCCCCATGCTGTCTAACCAGACAAACAGGGTTGCGATAACAGAGGTCACAGCAAACTGCGCCGCCGGGGCACGAGCTGCTGCCTGTTCGGCGGTGATGCCGTACACGATCATCAGAATCTGGGTCATTCCTTACACTCCCTTTCTTTGCGAGCCTTGCGGGCAGCCGTTTGGGCTTCCAGCTTCTCACGGTTCCCGGGCTGGGCGATGAATTTTTTGAATCCCGCCAGCGTCACGCGGCCAAAGCTCTCACCGACTTCCGGGGGAATATCGGCCACGTTGATGTGAATTGTGGTGTCCATGTGGTCCTCCTGTTTTGAAGTAGGCAAATAGTCTACTCACGGAGCAAAAAAAATCCGCTCCATTTCCTCCGTTTCGATGTGGAGCAACTCGCACAGACCTTTGATTTCAGGTGCAGTAAAATCAGTTTTATTCCGGATTTTATTCAAAAATCCCTGGTATTAAAGGCCAATGCGATCTGCAATATACTTCATCTTGTAGCCGGAGGCATCAATCTTTGCTTTAAGCAAAGTAGTATTGGTCACAGTAAATTCACCTCGCTTTCCGTTCGGCGTAGACTGGTTGTCTACTGGGCGTATATTACCACCCCGTAGACCAAATGTCAACTATTTTTTTGAAAAATCTGAAAAAATGTTGACCTCATGCCTACGCCGTATTATAATTGCATCAGAAGAATTTAGGGGGATACAAAACCATGACCATCGGACAAAGAGTGAAAATTCGACGTGAAGAATTGGGAATGTCCCAAGAAGAGTTGGCAAAGAAAATCGGATACAAGTCGAAATCATCTATCAATAAAATTGAACTTGGCCTCCGTGTCCTCACGCAATCTAAAATTAAAGCAATCGCTGATGCACTTGATACGACCCCGTCTTACATCATGGGATGGGATGAAGAAGCCAGCCGGAATGAGTGGGCTTCTAAATTCCGTGACAGCGTGATGCAGATTTTGAATAATGCGGATCCTGCCGACTTAGAGGCTGCTGGCATCAGCGTTCAGGAAATCGAGGAAGAACTGAGCGGCAGCGATTCTATTTCGTTGGTGACAGCTTGCGCCATTGCGGACGAGCTGGGCGAATCGCTGGACTCTCTGCTGGGTCATACCCCCAAAGAAATGATAAAGGCCGCCCTCCAGCAGGAGGACGGCCAAACGGCTGAAATTATTGAGCTGCTTCTTGATTTACCGGCAGAACGGCAGCAGGAGGCGCTGAATTATCTCCGTTACCTTTCAGAGCGTGCAGAAAAATAAGTAAACACTCCTTATCAGCATCCGACAGTTTTTTGACTTTGGCAAAGATATCCGACCATTCGCTCGTAGTCATACGGCATGGCTCCTTTCTCAAATTTACTGTCGGCAGCAACTGAATTATATCAAATACGCACCCGCTTTTCATGGAATCGTGGAATTATACCGAAAATCGGAAAAATTTGTGCGTTTCCGGCATAATATTGTGAATTACGTTGCGGAGGCCGTTTTATGAATTTGAAAGAAATCGCGCTTCGACTGAGAGAATATAAACGGGTGTATGTAGCTGGAACTCCGGTTATGTTGCGAAGCCGATTAGATTTTCTCGATATTTTCTCAGCATACGGTTTGACAGCGGATATGAGTGTGTCGAAGAAGATTGGTGTTTTGGTTGCGTGCAGCAATCCAATGCAGAAGAAAATCGATCAGGCCAAAGCTCTAAATATTCCGGTCATTTCAGAACAGCAGTGGTTTGAGCTTATGCCAGAGCTGGAAGCACTCGGAATGTGGAACGGAAAGCCAATTCCGTTTGCAGATGATAATGGAATTTACCATATTGATGTGGGCGGTGATGGTTGATGGCCCGAAAAAAGAATATTGCTGCTGGCCTCGATGCCGTCATCTATGCCCGCTATTCCTCCCACAACCAGCGAGAGGTCAGCATTGAGCAGCAGGTCAGAGAGTGCATGAAGCACGCTGCCGAGCTGGGGCTGCACGTCGTTGGAACTTATGAGGACAGGGCCATCAGCGGCAAGACCGATAAGCGGCCCAACTTCCAGCGAATGATGCGGGATGCTGAAAAAGGCAAATTTCAGGCGGTTGTGGCATGGAAGTCAAACCGCATTGGCCGCAATATGCTTCAGGCAATGGTCAACGAGGCCAAACTGGAAGACTGCGGCGTGAAGGTGTTCTACGCCGAGGAAGATTTTGACGATACAGCCGCCGGGCGTTTCGCATTGAGGAACATGATGAATGTGAATCAATTCTACAGCGAGAACATGGCGGAGGACATCACCCGGGGGCTGTATGATAACGCCAGCAAGTGCATGGCGAACGGTCGGCAGCCCTTGGGCTACAAGCGGGGTGAGGATGGCCGTGTGGTGCTGGATGAAGCGAATGCGGCCGTTGTGCGGGAAATATTCACCCGTGTGGCTGCTGGTGACCTGTTCGTGGACATTGCGCGAGATCTCAATGCCCAGGGCATCAAGACCAGCAAGGGAGCCAACTGGAACAAAGGCAGCTTCCAGAGTATTTGCCAGAACGAGCGGTACCGGGGCATCTACATATACGGGGATGTCCGGGTGGCCGATGGCATTCCACGCATAGTGAGCGATGATTTGTGGTACAGGGTACAGGAGGCCATGAGGATGAAAAAGAATCCAGTCGGAACCCGGCACCGTGTCGGGGCAGAAGATTATCTGCTGACCGGGAAGCTGCGCTGCGGGCATTGTGGCAGCTACATGACGGGCGTATCTGGCACCAGTAGAAACGGCGAGCTGCATTACTACTACACCTGCCAGAAGCGGCGCACCGAGCACGCCTGTGACAAGAAGAACATCCGCCGGGATGTCATTGAACCGGCTGTGGCTCAGGCCATCAAGATGTACTGCTTGACCGATGATGTCATTGCGTGGATAGCAGATCGGACGGTCGAATACTGGGAAAAGCACGACAATGACCTCCAGATTGAGGCGTTGGAGCAGCAGTTGGAGGAAAATAAAAAAGCCACCTCGAATATGCTGAAAGCCATCGAGATGGGGATTATCACAGAGGCCACCCGCACCCGGATGGTCGAGCTTGAGACTGAGCAATCCCGGCTGAGCGTCCAGCTGAATGCGGCCAAAGAGGATGTCGTGAAAATCGACCGGGAGCAAATCATCTCCTATCTGGAACTGCTGCAGCAGGGTGACATCCACGACCGGGATTTCCAGATGGAACTGTTCAAGAACTTCCTTGTGGCTGTCTATGTCTATGATGATAACCGCATGAAGCTGGTTTTCTCCTGCATGGGAGACCAGAACAGTGTCGAAATTCCTTTGGAGACCGGAGAAGACCCGCCGGATGGCGGGCTGTCACCGGATGCTAAAATGTTCGTTTTGACTCCTGATAGCTCCACCAATCAAGAGCAAAACGAACACAGAACCACCATTCAAATGGTCGGTAATGTGTTCGTTTTGTTTTGCGAGATTCCAAATGTCACCCTGACATGAAAAAAGCGCCCACGTTACCATCATCGGTAGCGTGGGCGCTTTTCTGTCTTAATTTACCGAAAATCGGAAAAAACTCCCGAAATATGAAGTTTTCTGCCAAAATGCAGACAAGCCGGGTACATATCGGCTAAAATTTCGGTAAAAGGAGACAAAAGGCTATGATTAGAATTTTGCTGTCTACCCGCCTCGGCGAAAGACGGATGACACAGAGCGAACTTGCACGTGCAACAGGGATTCGCTCCCAGACCATCAATGAGCTGTACCACGATTTTGCAGAGCGAGTCAGCCTAGATGATCTCGACCTCATTTGCGAGGCCCTTGACTGCGAACTGGATGACCTCATCGTGAGAGAACCCAACCCGGAGCGTAGGGTCAAAGAGGTGCGGCACATCCCTCAGACCGTGAACAAGTCTCGCAAGAAATAACCTCTCCTGCCCGGATGCGTCAAGCGTCCGGGCTTTTTTCGTTCTCATCCGGCACGAATTCCAGAAGATCTGCGGGCTGGCAGTCCAGAACGGTGCACAGCTTGTCCAGAACGTCCAACGGAATATGCTTGACGGAGTTGTTGTTCATGCCCGACAGAGTGGGCTGGCGAATCCCGGTCATTGCGACCAAATCCTTTTGTTTGATGCCTTTTTCGGCAAGCACGGCTTTCAACTTGATGCGAATCATGTAAGCACCTCCCTTTTCTTCACTATATCACACTTACCTGAAAATTGCAACGCTTTTCGTAAAGATATTTACGAAAAATGTTGTTTTACTATTGACATACAACGAAATTCGTTGTATAATATAGACATAGAGAGGAGGTTACGAGGTGCAAGGGAGCAACCCAAAGGGGGTGATGCTCCATGACAAGCAAGGAATTTGCAAAGCTCACCAGAGCCGAGCAGGTAGCCCGCTTTGAAGCATACAAAAAAGCGGCTCAGGATCGCACCCTGAACCGCTAACCGCTAAAAGCCCGTTATCCACAAGCCCCTTGCACCTCCATTTTATTTTTTTATTGAAGATTTGTCAAGAGTAAATCGGAGGTTTTCAGCATGAAGTTCATTGACATCAACCGAGAGTTCACCGCAGCAGCCAACAGCTACATGGCGCAGGGCTACTACATCAACGCCGGAACGATGGGCGGAAGCCAGGGCGAGGTCGCTCACATCGACCTCACAAACGGCACCGAGATCATCCGGGTGCTGCTCACCACATTCAACAACTACCTTGGCACCGAGGGTGTGGAGCTGATTGTTGGCCGGGTCAAGGACGACATCAAGCCCAATCAGGAAGACCGCTGGAATACCGTCTGGAATGAGCGTCTGGAGGTCATCAGCAACAAGAAGTTCTACCGTCTGAACAACCGCGCACAGGATGGATTCTACGGCACAGAGGAGGAAGCAAACGCCGCCGAGGAGAAGCGGTTTGACCGCTACAAGAGCCGCCGCAGCAATGACAGTGCGGTGGATGTGACCACAAAGGCCGCTCCGATGGTCAAAAAGTACATCCACGAGAAGTTCGGTGTCCGGCGCGTGAAGATGGACGACATCAAGGTCGTCAAGCACGGTGGCCGCTACACCGTCACCTACCACAAGCACGCTGCACAGCTGCACTAAGGGGAGGGCGCAAAGATGGTTACGATTCAGAGCCAAAACTTCGGCGTTGAGATTGAAATGACGGGCGTTTCCCGCGGAACAGCCGCCTCCGTCATCGCCAACTACTTCGGTGTCGGCGGTATCCACTTTGCAGGTGGCACCTACCAGACGTACGAGGCCAAGGATAGCAAAGGCCGCGTATGGAAGTGCATGAGAGACGGTTCCATCACTCCTCGGCGGCGCAGAGGTGGTGCAATCGTAGAGGCAGACGATACCTACCGCTGCGAGGTCGTGACCCCGATTCTCCAGTATGAGGACATCACCGACCTGCAAGAGGTCATCCGGGCACTGGTCAAGAAGGGTGCCATGGCGAACAGCTCCTGTGGTATCCACGTCCACGTTGACGGTGCGAACCACACGCCCGAAAGCCTCTGCCGGCTGCTGAACTTCGCCACCGGGCGGCAGGATCTGTTCTACGAAGCCCTGCAGATCGGCAGCCGCGCAGACCACTGGTGCCACAAAATCAGCCCTGCCCTGTTCCGTGAAATGAAGAAGAACGGCCGGGCAAGCCGGAACGATGCAGAGCGCATCTGGTACAGCGTAGTGAATGACGGATATGATGGAGGTGTGGATTCTTCCCACTACAACAGCACCCGGTATCACGGAATCAACCTCCATGCATTCTTCACAAAGGGCACCGTGGAGTTCCGGCTGTTCAACGGAACCACCCACGCCGGGCGCATCAAAGCATACGTTCAGTTCTGCTTGGCAATGAGCGCATGGGCTATCAACTGTGACCACGACAACCTTCACTTCAAGTCCATCAGCGGTTACACCCAGCAGCAGAAGCACGATTTGATGATGCGAGTGCTCACCAAGCGTCTTGGCATGAGAGGCCCGGAATTCAAGACCGCTCGGCTGCATCTCACCTCTGCATTTTTGACAGAGGCCGAGAGCGAAAATACCGCCGCCTAAAAACCGAAAAGCTGCGCTATCTGGCTATACGGGCATTTGGAGGATATGACAATGAAACTTTACAAATACTCCGGCACCATCGAGGAGCTTGCCGTTGAACGCGGCCGAATCTCCTATATCAAACTCTTTGATGTGACCGACTTCGACAAAGCACCAACCAGACTGGAAGTCTTCGGTGCGCTCGGCAAGTACATTGAGGCCATCGAGGGAACCGATGCCGAAGAGCGATACATCAAGAGTGATTGGTACTTTGACAGCAACCTGTATCTGCGCCGCATTGAGATTCCCGGCGGTGAGGTTGGCCGCCCGGCGAAAATCATCACCCAGAGCCCGGACAACATCGACCAGTTGGAGATCTTCGGCCAGCAGGACTATATCCAGACCAGCAAGCCGGAATCCATGTCCTGCAAGGAAATTTACCGCTGGTCCGATTGGGAACGCCAGAACATGAAGTAAGGAGGTGGTGACCATGTTCAGTATTACCGATAACGAGAGGCTGCGGGATGCGTACGCACTCTTGATGTTCATGCAGAGCGACATTCCCGCCTCTGCCGAAAAGAGGGCTGCCGTGAAAAACTTGGCGGCAACCGTTAAGATGGAGATCCGGGCCTACAATAACCGCCCCGCCCCTGATGTGCATATCATCTGTGCCGACTATGACGGCCGTCTGGAGCTTGTTCAGCTGCCCGATAAGCTGGACGAGGCGCACGAGATGGACGCTACCAACTGGTTTCTTAACCATCATTATTTGAAGAGTTACAACAGCCCCTATGACTGCACAGGGCAGGAGTTCACGAATTGGTTCTATCTGTTCCGGCGGCGCGGTCACTGGTTTGCATATCACTCGGTTAGCCGAGATGTTTAAGGAGGAAGTACAATGACGGACGAAAAAGCTATCGAAAAGATGCTCTATGACCAGCAGCAGGGCTGGCCGCTGTGCCCCCGCTGCGGCGAGAGGATGCCGGACAAACTGACCCACGGAGCACTGAGCCGCCACGCCAATGGCGTGTACATCTGTGAGGCTTGCGGCACCGATGAAGCCCTCCGGGACTGGACCGGGAACGTCAAACCGCTGTCCGACTGGGTGCTGGTTCGCGTATACAATGGAGATCTTCGGAGGTAATCGATATGGAAGAAATGCTCCTGTCACTGAATGGACCGTGGTCAAACGCAGCCTGCATCGGCTACTGTGCCATGGCAATGCGCAACGCCGGTTTGAGCGAAAAGACGCAGCGCAAAGTCCTTGATGAACTGACCCGGTGTTTCGACGACGTGAGTGTGAAGACGCTGCACAGATGAAGTTCTAACAAACAAAAAATCCCCCTACACTGGCCAGAAGGTCAATGCAGGGGGATTTTTGCGCGCTACCGAGGCAGCCAAGTATAAAATCAAGAGTGGACCATGCCGGGCCACTCTCTACAAAAGCCGAAGCTTTTCAAGTGCCTCTATTTTACACGGCACTCATGCAGCAGTCAAGACTTTTTGCCCAGTGCTGCGGTCATAACATCAAAGGCGTGTTCGATGACAGTATCCAGCACCTCGTCGGTGATGGCCCAGCGGATAGCCGCCGGGCACTTGGTGCGGAGAGCAGCGAACACCTGCTTCTTCTTTTTGGCACCCTGACCGCTGCCCATGATGGACAGCTCGGCCTTTTTGACCAGTTCCAGAGCCAGATCCTTGACGGTGGCCTTGTAGCCCAGCCGGATGCCACCGACTGCCAGAGCAACGAAGCCCAGCAGCATCAGTGCGATGGCGATGGGCGCAGGGATGAAGTTCAGCATAGCTTCCATGATATTGCCTCCTATAAGTATCAGCGGCGCGGGGAGCCACCCCTGCGCCGTTTTGTCGTGTTGGTTATATCGGATGTTTCACAGGTACTTGGAAGCCCCGGAGATGGCCTTCCAGCTGGCAGGGCCGCAGATGCCATCCACGGCCAGCTTGTGCTTCTCCTGCGCTTTCAGCAGGGCGTTTTCGGTTTTTTCTCCAAAAATGCCGTCCGGGGTCAGCCCCAGCAACCGCTGGAGCATCTTCGTGGCGGTTCTGTTCACATCGCCCACGCTGCCCCGGCGGATCGTCGGCAGGATGAACGTGTTGTAGGTCGTGCTGGGATAGTGCTTCGGTGCATCGCAGAGCCACGTCGCCTTTGTGTCGCGGGTATCGGTGTGTACGATGGCGCAGCCGTCATACCAGTAGATGCCTACCGCCTTGAAATACTGGGTGGCGATGATGCCCAAAGCCACAGGGTTGATGTTGCGGTCTTTCATGCGCCAGTCAGCCGCCATCCCATAACGGTGCTTGCTGCCCGAACTGCCTTTAACCGCCGCATTATGCGGAATACAGCGGTAGCCGCTGGTAATTTTGATGGGCTTGCCCAGCTTTTCCCGGACAGCCTGCATCTTCTCTACCAACTCCGAATCCACCATCTGCCGAGTACACCCGCAGGGGCATTTGAACTCCTCACGGGTGAAATTTTTGCTCAGGGCTGATGTGTCGCTGGCCTGATATACGATGACTCTCATGTAGAAAACCTCCTTCAAGAGAAGTCGTGCTTTTGAAGCCGCTCATTGTACACCCGTTTGATATTCGCTACCGCACAGATGCAGCGGTTGTTTTTGTAGTCGGGGTGACTGCGGCAGTAGTCCTCATAGGCATCAATGACGGCCAAAATCTCGATAAAATGCTCCCTCGTGTGGTGCTTATCATCAATCAGTTCGTCATTGAAACGCAGGATCTGAGTACGCAGAAGATTAGCATTGCGCTCATCATCAACTTGGATATGCTCCTCCAGCTTTTTCTGGGTCTGCTTCTGCTGTTCCAGCACTTCAGCATTCAGGGCGTGTCCGATGATTTTCGCAAGCCTGCTCCACGGATTGATCTTGATGGGCGAAACCTCAATGAGCGAGAGCAGCACCAAAACCATCCCGCCACCGCTCCAGAACAATTCTTTCAGATTCACAGCCATCCCCCTCACTGAACCAGCGCGGCGATTGCCTGCAAATCAAAAATCGGAGCATCAAAAAACGCTCTCGCCCACAGCCAGTAGTCTTCGGACTCCGGGCGGCGGTACTTTTGGCAGAGTGCCGATGCCCAAACCCGGTTCCAGCGGGTCTGATAGTCCGCATCCCGACGCTCAAGGCTCCGCTGGATGTTTCCTACCAGATCCCCGCGCAGGGTGCCGTTACCGTCATCATCCTGAACAAAGCAGTCCATGCCGTTCTGGCTCCCCACAGCACACACACGCTGGTTTTTGTGCATAAGAAAACCGTCCTGACAGGTCAGGGCGGTTCCATAAGGAATATTCACTTTTCCATCTATGCCGTCGAAGCGCGCCCGGCGGCGGGCGATAAAGCGTTCATGCTCCACCATGGGTTAGACCTGCTCTTTCTTCTCGGCGAGCATACCGGTCAGCTCGGCGTAGTGCTCATCGGTCAGTTTGCCGGCGGCGTAGAAAATATCGATCTTCTCCGCCAGACCATCGGTACTGCCGCGCTCGATCATGCGCTTGCAGGTGCGATACAGAACCATTTCCGTTGCTTTGCTCATTGCCTTTTCCTCCTATCAGGTATTCTCAGTGTCATCCGTATCGGAGACATTCAACTCCAGAAGGGTCAGGCGATAAGCCTGATCCACGTTCATCTCGTCGGCATCCTCGATGGTAGCTTTCGCCTCCATAATCCAGCCACCAATGTCGGTCGGCTCCAGCATAACGCTTTCCAAATCGTCCCCCATAGGGTCACGATCGAGCAGCTGATACGGTGTGCCGGCATAAGAAATGCCCGAAGCATCAGGCTCCGGGCAGAGGATATAACAGCCGTTGTCGGCTTTTTTGATATAGGTCACGTCCTCGGTCAAGGCAAGGACGGTGCCATCACTGGCTTTGATGATTTTGTTGAACAAGGCACTCTACCTCCAAAAATTGCATAGCAAAGCCGCCGCAGGCGCAGCAGCCGCCCATGGTCATCAAAATTTTTATAGTAGGCTTCTTGGCAGTTCATATACTGCGCTACCTCCTGCAGGGTACGTTTCCCGGCCAGCCATTCACGGTGGAACAGCTTCAGTTTTCTCCGTGCGCGTATCACGCCGTCACGGCTACCATTGACTTTGATTTTCCCGGTCTCGGTCAAGGTAAAACGAGCCTTGCACCAGCGGAAAGGCTTTGTCAGAGGGATGATCTTGCATTTCTTCTTGTTGACCGGGATGCCGCGGATTTCAAACTGGCGCACGATAGCGCGGCCCAGCTTTTTCAGATCTTCGATATCCGGGAGAATGATGCAGTAATCATCCATGTAGTGTCCTGCGCTATGCGTGGACATCTGGCATTTGATCCAGTTGTCCACAGCACTGGGCATCGCCGCCATTTCCTGCTGGCTCGGCTCAACGCCCAGCGGCATCCCACGGCCCGGAAATTCGCCGGGAGCAGTATCAATAATGGTATCTGCTATCCGCCGAAAATCAGGGTTCAGGATATACCGCTGGTGCCGCTGATAGATGATGGAATGGGGCGCATAAGGAAAGAACTTCTTCAGGTCGAGCAACAGCACCCCGCCCGCACGGCCATACTTGCGGTAATGCCGTGCCAGCTGCTGTTTGATGCGCTTGATCTGCCAATGCAGTCCCTTACCAATCCGGCTTGCACCGTTGTCATAGATCATGCTGGGGTCGTAAAGCGGCTCCAGCACTTCCTTGCTGATGACCTTGTGGATTTGTCGGTCTGTAATATGAGGAGCGTCAATCCCACGAATCTTGCCGCGTTCGCAGACCGTGAAATGAACGTATTTCTTAGGCCGCCACCTTTTTGCCAAAATAAGCCGCCGCTGCTTCGCTGTGTGGGAAAACAGATGCCGCTCAAAGTTCTGCGTGCTCTGCTTCCAGCGTACACCGTTGCAGCATTTCCGGCCGTATTTGAACATCGTGTGGTAACTGAACACTTCTTCCAACGAACCGAGGGCGGCACAACGGGCTTCCTGTCTGGCTCGGCGTGCTGCCCGGCGGCGCTGGTATCGTGCTTCATGGCGCTCCTGACTTGTCATAAAAGTATTCGCTCCTCGTACAGATGAATTGTAGGGCATCGTCTAATCTGCTTTATGCCGGCACATGAAACGCGGTAAGATGCATCCCGCGCCATGCAAGAAGCGTCCGTGTCAGCATATCGAAAAGCAGTTTTAGAGGTTTGACCCTCAGGGAAGTACCTCTCCTTTTGCTATGGTCGTCTTTCACCTATGGCTACTCCATGTGACCAAGCATTGCAAAATCCGGGCACAACACCATACGCATTGTTAGCGTTGTTATAGTCCAACGACCCCGACGACGAAACCGCGCAGAAGTTGTTGTTGTTGTTGATGTTGTTGTAGTTCGGCGACCGCAGCCACCAGACCGCCGCCGCAGGAATTGACAGAGATACACCCACTTAAAAATCAGGCTTTCCGATTGACCGTTCCGATCATGCCTTGCAGCAGGTCGTTTTCCTTGTCAATCAGCTCACCCAACTTTTGAGCCATTTTGTCCAGTCTTTCAGTTGCTTTCTTCGCATCGACACTTTTCCCTGAGGGAGTTGTGAAACATCCCTGCGGGTTCTGGGTCATGATGAGATAGCAGTGAGTCAACCGAACATCCAGCGCCATCAGGGATGCCCGCGCTTCCAGAAGATGTGCTTTACGAAGCTGGCGCCGCTGATCGTCGGAGGGATAGATGCTGTTTGCCTTTTCGGCATGGTCTATCACCTCCCCCGCCAGCTTTGCAACCGGTTCTGCAATCAATCTGGAATACCTTGCGGAAATGCGGGTCAGGAAGTTTATCGTTTCAATGTAAATCGCATTGGCGACATTCACATACTCCGCCTTGCTTTCTGTGCGCTTGGATTTCAAAACTGACATGATACTTTAGTCTCCTTCGGGGTCATCGAGGTCGATTTCCCCTTGCTCTCGCTCAACTTCTTCCAAATGCTTGAGCAGCACATACTCTATGTAGTTCGTGATGGACCGATGTTCTTTTGTTGCTAGAACGCCAATCTTGTCAAAAACTTCATCGGACAGGCGCAGTGTAAAGACGCGCTTGTTAGTTGCCATACAATACCTCCTAACAAACAGGTTTTGAAAGTATTGTATAGCGTTTTTCGTTCCGTGTATGCACTCATAAGACAGTTGAGTGATAGCACTTTCAGTATCTTTTTTCAAAAAATCTCGCGGGGCGCTGACGCGCCCTTTGGATTTTTTGAGGGAAATTTGCTGGTTTCCGCCCACTTCCGTGGGCTTGAGTAGGTCGAGAACCCCTGCGGGGGGATTAGACTACAAAGCCGGGCACAACACCATACGCATAGATAGCGCCGTTATAGTCCAACGACCCCGACGACGAAACCGCGCAGAAGTAGAAGCTGCGGAAGAACGGCGACCGCAGCCACCAGACCGCCGCCGTTCCGGTGGCGGAATGTTTGTTGGCAACTTTGCTGTTACCCGCTTTGAAGTAATCGTACTGTGCCTGATAGTTCGGCTCCGCACCATTGCAATACTGGTGCGTTGCAAAGACCTCATACTCGGACAGCAGGAACAGATAATCCGTGGTAGAGGACACGTTGCTGGCGGTATTGCCGCCGCCCTTATTATCTGTATACTTCGTGCAGGACTTCATCACCGCCCGCAGATCAGAGGGAAGTGCAGCCAGCAACGTGTTTGCAGTCGGACTGGTGGGAGAGCTTGCACTACCCAGCACCTTGCTCCGCATCTGACTGCTTCCCCAGCCGCCAGAGTTCGTGTTGCTGGTGTTCATCGTGAATGCGCCAGACGTGGAAGTCGTGCTGCCGTAGCTACTATCCACCAGACTAACAAACTTGCCGCTGATCTTGCCCAACAGGAAGTGGATGCGGTTGCTGCCCTCCTTGCCGGAATTGTGGTTGAAGCCGATGATAAAGGCATCAACTTTCAAGCTGGAGATCGTAGTCGCACCCACCTTGCCATTGATTGTCACGGACTTCGTGGCACCAACAGACCAGTAGTTTGCACCCTGACCAGCATCGCTGACGGCCTTGATGACTGCCCAACTGTTGCTGCTGAGCGTTTTGGACACCAGCGTAACGGCCACCGTGAACGTCTTGCTGGACGGTGCAGTATAGTTGGTATCTGCACCCACATTGACCGTAATAGTGGCACTGCCGGTCGCCTTTGCGGTCACCGTGATGGTGGTGCCGGAAACACTTACCGTTGCAATGTTCGTACTGCCAGAGGATGCGGTCACCGTACCGCTGCCCGGCCGCGTAACAGTGATGGTGCCAGAGGTTTTCGGGTAGGTCAGGCTCAGACTGCTTGCGGACAGCGTAATACTGCCGGTCGCCTTGCCGATCGTCCACGAAGCGCTCTTGGCCGTAGTCGTCCCATCCGACCACTTATAATTGGAAGTCGGGGTAAAGGTGGCGCTGTAGCTGCCAGCGTTGGTTGCGCTGCTCGTGCCACCGATCGTCAGCTGAGAACTGTTATAGTTGCTCCACGACGGGGACTGCGCCGAGCCATTGTAAGTCACGCTACCGGTCTGTGCCGGCACATTCTTGACCTCGGCTCGGCCAATCGTCCACGACACACTCTTGGCTTCCTGCGTGCCGTCCGTCCAGACATACTTGCCGATGGGCGTAAACGTGGCCGTATAGGTGCCAGCATTGATGCCGGAGGTTACGCCCCCGATCGTCATCATGCTGCTGTCATAGCCTTTCCATGTGGGACTCTGGGTGGAGCCGGTATAGGTCAGGCTCCCGCTCTGGGCGGGCACGGCCTGAATCGTCAGGGTCAGCACAGAAAGCGCATCAATGGCTTCCTGCACATTCGCCGCCGAAATGCCGGACTTGCTGTTGTCATAGGAAATATCTGCCGCAGTGCCGCCGGACGAACCGCCGCCACCGCCAGCATTAAAAGGACCCCATGCCATAAATCAAGCCTCCTCTGCCGATGATGCGGCTTCAATGATGTGATACTGAGCGGAAATCGCAGCACTCGGAACGGATGCCGCCCGGAGGCGTAAAACACCGGCCATGCTCTCCGTCGATGTGAAATCCGCCGCCCGTGCAACTGCGCTGCTGGACGGGTCAACATCCACTCCCACGCTATCTGCCGCCGTCAGACCATCCACCTTGATGTCGATGTACTTCGTATACCCGGGGACGCTGGAATCGGACTTCCAGCCGGTGACAGGGATGGAGAACGAAACGAATGTTGCCCGGTCTGCTTTCAGTCCGTACATTTCTTCCAGTGCAGCAGCGGCGGTAGATGCGACTTTGGCGGTAGCATTGCTGGACTGGGATGCAGCGCTGCGGAGCTGATCCAAAGTTGTGAGCGCATTGCTCAAAGAAGTCACCTCCCATAAAAAAATAAGGGGCAGCGGTGAATATTCTCCGCCGCCCCTTTACTCATGAGATCTCAGAGGCTTACTCGCCGTAAATCTCTGCCAGCATCTCGGACACCTCGGCATTGGTAGCCGTATGGTTCGCAATGGCCTTATCGATGGTGGTATTCATGCCGTCCAGCTTGGTCTTATCCGCAGCGGACATCAGGCCAGCCTTGGTAGTTGTAGCCTCGTCGTAGGTGGTATCCTGAGCCGGAATGCCCAGACCGGTGATGTCAGCCTTGGTCACAGGAGCGGCAGCAGTCACATGACCCTGCTCATCCACAGTGGTCTTATACAGGCCGCTGGCATAGGCGGTGTGGGCCGGGTGCTCATACTTGTTGGCACCCTCGGCGATGGCATCCAGCTTAGCTTTCAGCTCATCGGTGAAGTCGTTGGCAGACAGACCCTTGCCAGCCTCTTTCTCCACATAACCGGACAGGTCAACGAAACCTGCCAGCACATCGTACTTGTAGGCATCGCCGACCTTGACCACCACAACATTGGTGCCCTTGGGATATTTGTTGCCCGCACCCTCGACGAAGTTGGCGGTGGTGGTGAAAGCATCGGTCACGTTGTAGACGTTGCCCAGAACGTCCTCAGCCAGAGCAGGCAGCGCAGCAAAGGCCACAGAGCCAGCGGGCTTATAGACAGCGCTGATCTTGGCGTTGATCTCGTCCTTGGTGTAAGCGTCGGTGATGCCGTATCCACCCAGAGTAGTGGCCTTGTCGGCCTTTGCAGCCAGAACAGCAGCCAGAGCTTCGTCGAGGTCAGACTGGGAAATCTTCGCCTTGTAGGCCAGTGCAGCCAGACCCTTGATGGCAACATCGGTACCAGCCACGGAAATGCTACCGTTCTTGGAGCCGGTGGCAACCAGAATGTCTACCATCTTCTCAGCGATGGCCAGGGCAACGCCGTTCACCTTAACGCCCTCCAAGACGTTGGCCTGTGCGCCGACATCCTCCAGAGCCTTGATGCGCTTGTTCTGGGCCTCGTCAACGGCCTTCTGCTTCAGACCCAGCTCCTTCAGTGCGCCCAGCTTTGCGAGCTTCTCAACATTGTAAGCCATAATAAGTATCCTCCGTAAATTGTTGTTTGGTGTTTATTTGTCGTAGATTTCGGCCAGCATTTCGGATACATCATCCGTAGCTGCCATCTGGTCTTCGGAAACTGTGGCGTGGACAGAAATAACACCGTCTTCGGTCACTTCCACGCCGTCGCCAATTTTCACGCAGCCCAGCCGGTCACGGGTCGCAATTACCAGTTCACCGGTGCCACCTCCTTTCCCGAACAGAGTGACGACTGCCTGAATATCAGCTTCCGGGATGCGCTGAGAGAAAAAGCGAACAATACCGTTCAAAGTCTCGCACCCGTTCAGGACACCCGCCTTGTTCGAAATAGAAAAGCAGCTGGCAGTTGCGGAACCGCTGGGCCAAAGCTCAGGGGTGCAGTCTGCCAACTCTGCATCGTAGGTATACGCATACGGCATTTCACCCTCGCTGTCCGATACGGCTTTCCAGCCGTCCACAGAAAGGGTCAGGTCGTATTTGCCATAGTAGCCGCCGGAGCTGCCGCCACCACCGCCGCCGCTTTCCTTGATAAGCTCTTTGACCCTGTCTTCCGACATGATCTGGCCGGATTCCTCCAGCTCTTTCAGAGCCTTACTGGTGGCTTCGGTGATGATTTTGGCATGGGCATCCGGGGCATCGTTGTGCTGTGAGATCTCCTTCAGCACCATTTCCCGCACCATCCGCATAATTGCTTCAACCTGCGGGTCAACGGTGAGTGAGATATTGGCTTTGGTCGAAACGGCCAGCAACACAGCAATTTGGAATTCATGGTCAGCAGTACCGATGGCCGGGATCTCGATGCCCCTATCGTCCTGCATCAAAAAGAGCAGCGTGTCCTCCGGGTCGTCATTGAGGCGGCCAAACACACCGATCTGGTGCATGAAGTACGGCTTATCTGCACCGCCCGTCCAAATGCTAACTTTGCGGGCTTTTTCACCCTCATATTCCACGGTGTCGATGCCCAGCAGTTTAAGCTCATAGGTATCACCGCTGACTGCCGTTTCCTCGGACAAGTCGGTGTCAACGGTGCCCGTGCCGCTTACAGCACGGGTGATGGTGAGCGCACCGCCCGAAATGGACTCGGACAACATCGCAGCACCGGCGCTGGTATATGCATATTTTTCCCAGCTCATAACGATTTCCCTCCTAACTTGATGGTGACGGTTTCATAGGTCTGCGCAGGTCTGCCAGATGCAAGTGCCTGTGCAGACACAGCCTTGGCGTGGATAGTTCCGGGCAGCGCAATGGTCGTTTTCATCCGAGTTGTGCTGACCGCACCAGCGGCGCAGGCGTGTGCGCTGACTGCCCGCGGCTCGATAACACCCGGCATAAGAACCGTGTAGGACATCGTTGTGGCGCAGGGAATCGCTGCAACATAGCACGCTTTCGGCTCCGTTTCCGTGTAGTAAATGACGCTGTCCAAATGCGACCGAAGATTTTTGTAGCAGATGATTTTTTGCAAAACCTGCTGATGTTTGGCCTCATTGATTGCAGCGAAATCAACCGTGATACGGAGTTTGAAGTGGTACGGATCGCCGCCGTACTCAAACCACTCCAAAACTTTGGGATTGGGATAAATCGCAGAAATGGCTCTTTCAACAGCCGCTTTTGTGCCACGGTGCCGGTGAACATAGAAGCTGTCCTTGATGGTTTTTCTTTTTTCCTCAAGGGTGTAGGATCTATCGTACCAGTCCACGGCGAAGTCCCGAGCCAGAATGTCAAGCAGCCATTCGGGCAGTTCGTCGATGCGGGTATAAATCCGCAGGGAGTCGATTTCATCCTGCCGGGATTCCATCACCTTGGCTATGGCCTGTCCCAGAGCCACCGTCTTAGGGTCTTTTTGGAGCGCGATCGGAAACTGCTGCATCATGTTGTCAGCAGTCAGGCCGTGGTTACTCATCCTCATACCCTCCGCTCTTTATCGTCACCGTGCCCAACTTTGCCACTTGCGGAACCTTGTCGTTGCGGTCAAGGGATGGCGCACCGTCTTCCAGCGGAGTAAAGGCGGGCTGTTTGAGGTCTACACGTTTGATGCCGGCCGAAAGAAGCAGATACCGCAGCCTGTCAGGGTTGATGTCCCTGCCCATCTTGCCGGACTGCCAGCGGATGTACCGCTGCACAGCCTCATTCACGCCGGACTGAGCTTCACTTGCGGAAATGCTTCCGTCCCGGGTCAGGTAATAGGTCAGGTCGATATCATAGGGCACTTCTTCTGGGTCTCCGGAGATCACATAATCTGTCAGCGGCCGGATTTCATCCGGTGAGCAGGCCGCAACCATGGCACGCTTGGTTTCCTCGCCAGCCACGCTGCAGTCATTCATGACGGCGTACAGGCAAACAGTGCCGGGGCTGGGCGAATTGGCAACGACATCTGCGATTTCCGTGGATACCCTCTTTGCAAAGTATTTGTAAGCACCAATCGGGCCAGCATCAGACCATGCACTCTGGCTGTCACGCATCAGCTCATAAAATTCCTCGTCGTCCGGGGCATCAGAGCCGTTTGCACTAACCGTGATATTGGAGCAGCCAGAATAGTAGTCGTAGATGTCAACAGCGGTGTGGATGTCACCCACAGCATAGTCATTGCCAGCCGTGCCTACGGTCTGGCATGTCACTTGAACATCCGTGTATGTTGCGCCGATGGGAACGTACTCATCTGCGGAGGTTTCCCAGTACAGGGCTGCATTGTCGTCCGTGACACGGGTGCCGGCCGGAATCAGTACCGCCGTCTGGCGGGGTTCGCTGATGTAAAAGCGCATGGTGCAGGTCGCCGCCGTAGGCTTGGGACGCTCCTGCAAGTAAAACAGCTCGGCCAGGCCATCCAGATACTCGCCCTCTGCGCTGCTGGGTAAGTTTTGGCTGCCTGTCCAGTTGTTCTGGGCACGCTCGTACATGATGGCATCCTCAACCCACGAAATGAAAAGCCGTTCCGGGCTGCCGGGCATCACAGTTTTGCCAAAGAACTGCTCATACCCTGTGACAAGCAGCCTGTCCAGTTCATCCATGTCCGTGGACACGAACTCGTAAGTTTTACGCACTGATGCTCACCTCCACGACGGGCAGCATCCGCCCGGGAGTGTCAGGGGCTTCCTTGAAGGTAGTCCCCATGTAGGTAGCACGAGGTTCAAATCGCTCGATGGCCTCCTTGATAGCAGCGCAGAGCATAGGCTG